TCCCCTAAGCAATATGAATATTTCAAAGACTGTCATCCAACTTTTGAAATTATTATAGCCAATTGTCGAGAATTGCCGGTATTAAATGCCAGAACTCGGGTGGCCAAGGGAGTAAAAGAGAGTTATGCAAATGCCATGGACTATCTGAAACGCAAGAAGCGTGATGAGTTTGGTGACCGTGCAGAAATGGATCTAACTATAAACAAAGATGACAAAGCCAAAATCCAAACAAAAAACAGCCTCCTCGACAATATCTTCAGCAAAAAAAAGTGAGCAAGAGGTAAGAAGAATTGTCACTGAGGGTACCCCAGAGGAAAAACGCACGTTGTACAAGTTTTCATTGAAGACCGATAGCGATGAGCGTATTTTTGCAAAGTACAATCTGTTCACCGCTGATTTATTTCCCGAGTCTTATAAAAGCCCAGACGCGGAGTTTCATGGTGATTGGATTAGGAAACTGATAGCACTGTACCGGGGAGATATCCACACCTTTGCTAACATAGCCGGGCGAGGGTTAGGTAAAGACGTAAAGACTAAGCTGTTCATAGTTTTTGTTATCCTAAATGACATTGACCACTATAGACGTTATTTTCTCTGTTTATCGGCTGACGGTCCCAACAGTAAGCAGATGACGCTGGATTTGTACAATATGATTTTCGACTGTTCTAAAGTATATCTGGGGGTGCTTCCTGATATGGGCGGTAAAGAGAATAAAAAGGTGAAGCAACAGGGAAACTTTGACACTACCTTTGGCGTTAAGGTGGTGGCCTCCACCGTTCGCACCTCACAACGTGGGCGGGTACAGGACATTGGCTCTCGGCCAGACTTTGTGTGGTACAACGATTATGAAACTGAGGTGACTCTACAATCCGCAGTTGAGACTATAAAAATAGCCACTATCATGGGTGCTGCTCACGCCGGTTTAGAAAAGGGAGGGGTTGAGTTGCACACTTGCAACTACTTGTCTTTATTGGGGAATGTACACGAAATTGTTTCTAAAAAGTCCCCCAAAAAAGAAGTGTTGATAACCCCTTTGGTTAATAGTAAAGGAGAAATAACTTGGCCTGAAAGATATACAGAGGAAGATGTTGAGGAGTTCAAACTAACTGATCGTAATTACCGGGCCGAGCGCAATTGTGACCCGACCGGGTCGCTAGAGGGGCTGGTCAATAAAACCGAGGACGTAGAAGCTTGTATTGTGGATGGTCCACTTCCAGACATAGAAAAACATATTTGGAAGCGAGAGACATCGGCTGGTATTGACTGGGGATACAGTGGCATGACGGCCTTTAATGCGGGCTATAAGCTCCCTAATGGACGGGTACGGTTGTTTTACTGCAAGGACTATACTCAGTGGCGTTCCGAGGCATTGGTTACCCATATCACGGATAAAATATTTGAATATAGAATTGGAAAAATATACACAGACAGCTCTCACCCCTTTTTGAATGCTGACCTTAAGGCGGAGATTGCTAAACGCATGGCTGTTTGCAGTATGCCGTTCCCTTGTCAAGTTGTTGACACCCCATTCGTGGCCTCTAAACTAAAAGACGACAAAGCTACGGGAGAGATTGCTATGTTTGAGAATTACAAGAGCTATTTTGAAAGACAGCTTTTAATTATGCCACCAGAACAACACGACATGAGTTGGCCTACTGCTATTTTGCAGCATAAGCGTTACCGCTATAAGCCAGGAACAGATAAACCAGACAAGGTTGATGATCACCATTGTGACTCGCTTATGCTTTTACTTCGTCGGTGGCCATTATCTAAAAAGGTTTCGCATTTACCTGAGGAAAATATAAAGTCTATTCAAATGCCCTTAACTTCAACTGGTGGCACAAGTATTAGGCCGATTAGTGAACCTGATGATACTAATGACAGATTTTAGTATCTGTGTGCTATAATTTTATTATGAAACTCTTTGGACTTACTATTGGCAAAGTGACCGCCGCCGAGACGGTGACTGGAAAGGTAAAAAGGAAACAATCTCTAGAAATTGGCGATACTGGAGTTGAGCAATCCTTTGGGCACATTTTTGATGAGTACAATACAAAACTGCAAGGGGAAAAGGGGGTGAAGATATATAATGAGATGTATAAGAGTGACGGCACAGTGCGGTCTATTGTACGAGTATGCTCGCTTCCGGTGCAATCTGCTGAATGGTTCATTACTCCAGCTAGTGAAGACAAAAATGATGTTCAGATTGCGGAGTTTATCGAACGCGCGTTGTTTGAATTTTTAGATGACGGCTGGGATTACACCTTGCGCCACGCCCTGATGTCACTCCCTTATGGTGTCATGCCTTTTGAAAAGGTATTTGGTAATGCCACTATTGATGGGCGGGAAATGATTGTTTGGAGGAAGCTGGCGCCTCGCCTACCTAAAAGTATTCAAAACTGGGCGGTCGGTAGTGAGGCCAAGTTTGGCATTACGCAAGTACGAGGAGACGGACTGACTGTGGAGATACCGGGGGATAAGCTAATGGTGGTCGTCAACGAGCGTGAGGGTGAAAACTGGTGGGGTGATTCTATTTTGCGGTCGGCATACAAGCACTGGTTTTTCAAAAATACTTTTTATAAAATTGACGCTATTGCTTTCGAGCGCCAAGGTGTTGGTGTTCCTTATGCTGTTTTGCCAGAGGGTTTTTCAAAGACGGATAAAACAAATGCAGAAAAAATCCTAAAGAATATGCGAGCTAACGAGCAGGCGCGCTTAATGTACCCAGAGGGTTGGGACGTTGGCTTTATGGATATGATGGCAAAGGGTACCCGCGACCCAGAGAAATCTATAGCCCACCACAACCGTGAGATTACTAAGTCGGTCTTGGCGCAGTTCCTGGAGCTCGGAGCTTCTAGCGGCAGTGGATCACGCGCGGTATCGTCTGACCAGAGCGAACTATTCCTCCAAGCACTTGTTTCGACAGCTAAGAATATTGCTGGTACTTTCAATAAGACAATCAAAGAGCTGGTCATCTTAAACTATGGTGAACAACCTTGGTATCCAAAATTAGACTTTTCGGGAATTATAAAAACTGATGGTGAGAAGATCGCCAATGTTTATAAGCAGTTAGCATCCTCCGGTGCTATCATTCCCGGTGATGTAGATGAGCGCTTTTTTCGGGAAGTGTTAAAGCTTCCTTTCCGTGAAGATGATGACGTCCGTGAAGTAGAAAAAACTCCAGAGCCAGAGGATGGAGAGTTTAGTGAGCACTCACATACGCATAGTAAAAAAAAAGTATTCTCAGCTGGAGATAAGCCAGAGGGAAAACGGAAGCTAACTTTTGCTGAAAAAAAAGTTGATTTTATTTCACTGGAAAAAGAGTTTGATAAAATAGAGGATAGACTAGATAAAAACGGCAAGGAAATACTGCAGGAAGCCCGGGCCAAGTATATTGAAAAGTTAGATAAGGCGATGAAAAGTGGCGACATTGAGGCCATTAAGAGCGCGACAATGGGTGCTCAAAAGGAATACGAAAAAGCTTTGGCCGGTGCCATGTCTGATGGCTTTGAAGTGGGGAAAACAAGTGCGAGTAATGAAATGAAAATAAAGACACCAGCTACTCCAGCCGAGATGACAAAGAACATTAAAATTCAAGCCAATGCTATTGCCGAGGCTCAACTGGCGGAAATAGCATCCAAGAGCAAGACCGCCTATATTGAAGCTATCAACAAAGACTCCGACCACATTGTGGCTATAGCTGCAGCGAACGCTGTTGCCCGGGATACCATAGACAAGCTGGTTCGAAATACCAAAGACATTATTGTGGCAGCCCACGTCAATTACGGACGTGATGATGTATACACAAAGAACCCAGAGAAGATTTATGCGCTGCAGCGCAGTGAAATATTAGACTCGGCTACTTGTAACTATTGTTTGTCGGTCGATGGGCGAATTGTGGAGAAAGATGACAAATTTGCTAAAAATACTATTTTCCATAGTTCTTGCCGCGGGATATGGGTATCTATCCTTACAGACGAGGAAGATTTGCCTCCAATCACGGGCGTACCCGATTCACTACGGGACCGCTACGGAGACACTATAAACGACCTACTGCAACCTAAGGCACCTATCGTTAAAAAGACTAGCCCAGCCCAAAAAGAAATAGATAAGCGGAAGAAAAAAGAGGAAAAATGAAAATAACCCTACTTGGTAATCCTGTATCAGTGAATGCTCTCTATTCTAGAAGTAAGCATGGCGTTTTTATTAAAAAAAAGTATGCGGAACTAAAAAAAGATTGGCAAATGACGGCGCTTGCTGAACGGAATAAAGCAAAAATATTCTCTCCACTTACTGGCAGAGTTGACGTTGTGGCAGATATCTACTTCACCAATGAAAATATTGCAGATATAGACAATGTTTGTAAACTCGCACTTGATAGCTTGAATAAAATCATTTGGGAAGATGACAAACAGATTTACACTTTATGTTTACGGAAATTCGAGGATAAGAAAAACCCCCGCATAGAATTGTCCGTGTTCACAAACTGACTTGCTTGTTTATTTCAAATGTGTGATATAATTTTTATATGAAACAAAATAGTGAGAACAATTCGCGAGTTTCGTTTCCGATTCAATTCGGCCAAAAGTTTAACGGCAGACAAGCACCGGACAAAATCCATATCTTGCCTTACGGAACTTTTGAACGGTGGGAATACTCTGAGCCAGTCATCATTGATGATCGGGCTATGGATGACTTTGTTGATAATTTCAACAATAAAGTCCGCAAGAGTGTCCCTATCACTGCTGGGCACGACTCTTTCCAGGAGACACCAGCTGTGGGTTGGTTTACAAAAGTCTGGAAAGACGTAAAGGGACTGTGGGGCGAGGTTGAGTGGACAGAATATGGTTTGTCTCTTTTGAGCAAGAAACTTTTTGACCACTTTTCTGCGGAATATTTTCCTATTTGGAAAGATGAAGAAAATAATATTGTGTTGCGCAATGTTCTCTCAGGGGGGGCATTGACAAACAATCCTTTCTTCAAAAACCTAGAGAATAACTTGGCCTTTTCAGAAACTGGCGGAAAAGATATTTTTGCAGTGAAGAATGACGAGGTACTTTACCAATTTAATGATAACAACGACAACGATATGACTATCGAAGAAATTGTAGCTAAGGACGCGGCATCTCGAACTGTCGAGGAAAAAGCGTTTTTAGTTGAACATAAAGAAGAACTAACCGAGGAACAGAAAACTGCGGTTGCAGACGTTCTAGGTGAGGAAGAAGCTAAGGAAGTTGTAACTGACGAGATTGTAGTTCCAGCCGAGGAAGAAACTCCAGCTGAAACAGTAGCCGCCTCTGAAAAGAGCGTGACTATGTCGTTTGCGGAAGCGACTGCACTCCGAACGATGGCTAAAGAGGGAGCCCAAGCGTTTAAGAAGATTGAAGCTAGTGAGCGGGCTGCTTTGGTGGCAAGTTTGACTTTCAGCACTAATAATCCCGAAGGAAAATTTACTCCGGCTGCAAACTCAAAGCTTGACTCTTTTGTGGTCTCACTTTCTGAGGCACAACGCAAGAACTTTACTGAACTGATGAAGCTGGCTGTTAAGGCAGACACTGCAATGTTCTCTGAACTTGGAGACGATGGAGGCGAAGCAGACTCTAGTGCGGTTGCACGAGTTGATGTTGCAGTGAAGAAAGAAATGTCGGAGAGTAAGTCTAGTTATGGTAAAGCTTTAACTAAGGTTTTTTCAGCTAACCCAGCACTAGCGAAGTCTTACGAAGAAGAATTATCAGCAACTGAATAAACTTAATTTAATTCATTTATGAACCCATTACTTACAAAAAGCGGATTGGCAGATGCAGCCATTGTTGCGTTCCGTTTCGTTAAACTAACATCTACTGGTATTGCAGCAGCAACAGCTGGCACTGACAAAATTGCTGGTGTGATGAGCCAAGACACTGACGCTGCTGCAGGTGATACTGCACCGTATACAGTCGTTGGAGTGGCTAAGGTTGAAGCTTCTGCGGCTATTGCTATTGGAGCTTATGTAACAGCAACAACAGCCGGCAAGGCCGTTACTACAGTGACAGCCGGTGACGTTGTACGAGGAATTGCTCTGGAAGCTGCTACTGCAGACGGTGATTTAATCAACGTTATGCTTACTTACTTCCACCACAAGGCTTAGTTATTACCAATCTACTTAATTATTATAATTTATTATGACCAATCGATATTTAGGTGTTGACCCGGTACTGACTAACGTCGCTATCGGATACACTAATGAACAATACATTGCCGAGTTAGTATTACCATCATTCTCAGTTGCCAAACAAACTGGTAAACACTTTGTTTACAACCGTGGACGATTCCATGGCCCAGCCAACAATGCTAAAAGAGCGCAAGGAGCTAACTCATTTGAAGTAAGTCTAGTCCTAACTACAGGAAACCCATACTTCTGTGAAGACCATGCTTTGAAGCAATTCGTGGCTGACGAGGATGTTGATAACGCAATCACACCAACCAGTCCATACCAAGACGCTACTGAAAATACAGTTGATCGTCTTCTTATCGGCCGTGAAATTGAAGCTGCGACATTGCTTACCACAGCAGCTAACTTTGCGACAGGCAGCAAGGTGACTTTAACTGGTACTGACCAATGGAATGACTACACCAATTCTGATCCTATAGGAGATATTGAAACAGGAAAGACAGCCATCCACGATAGTATCTTCCAAATGCCAAACACTTTGGTACTAGGTAAACAAGTGTATGACCAGCTTATCCACCATCCAGCTATCATAGAACGAGTAAAATACTCTCAACTGGGAGTAGTAACACCACAGCTTCTAGCGGCAGTGTTCGATGTTGAACGAGTTATCATTGCTAAGGCAGGAAAGAATACCTCTATTGAGGGCCAGTCTGATACAATGGGCTACATTTGGGGTAAAATTGCGCTTCTAGCTTACGTTGCACCAAAAGTTGGACCAAAGGTCATTACTCTTGGATTAAATTATGTATGGGCTGGAAAGTCTATGCAAGTAAAGCGACTACGAGGTACTGACGAAGAAGACCGAGAGGGAACTTACATCCGAGCAGGACGTTGGTACTACGATCAGAATATTGTAGCCAGTGAAGCTGGGTACTTAATTTCTGACGCTGTATTATAATCAATTGCTTTGCAAATAAGCAAATCTTAGTATATAATGCTGTTACTTAAAAAGTATCAGCATTATGAAAAGAAATTGTATTATTTGCGGAAAAGAGTTTGAGAAGAAGTCAACTTGTTCTTTGAAAGACTGGCAGGAAGGAAGAAAAACTTGCTCTATTAAATGCGGTAATTTATCTAAAATTGGTAATGTCGCATGGAATAAGGGGAAAACAGAAGATACTGATGAGAGGGTGGCATCCTACGCCAAGAAAATACGAGAGGATTATGCTACCGGCAAAAGGGTTAATACTCTATTTAAATCTGGAAAGAGCCATCCTATGTATGGTAAGAAACATAAACCCGAAACACTTCAGAAAATGAGCCTTGCTCGTAGTAAGGAGAGGCATTGGAACTGGCAAGGAGGTATTACGGATGAAATACACAGGCTTCGGAATAAAAACAAGTATAAACAATGGCGTGAACTTGTTAGAGAAAAAGGAGACGGAGTATGTAACAGATGTGGTTTATCTAAATCTAAATCTGGACGGGCATTACATTGCCACCACATAAAAGGATTTAGAAAATACCCTGAATTAAGATACGAAGTCTCTAATGGAATGCTTTTGTGTGATTCCTGCCACCAAAAAGAACATAATGAGAACAATTAACCGCCATTCTGTCCTCTTTCCACTTGTCATTTTTGACAGGTGGGGTAGAGGACGGAATATTTATAAAAATATAAATATCTGAATATGACTGACCAAAAACATGACCTAAGACAGGTCGCACCAGACTACAAAATCCCACGAGGAACTGTAGTTTCTGAGGCGGGAATTATGGTTAAAAAGACAGCCATGGCTATCTTTGACCCGTCTGCTAATACTGGAGAGCGCACAGTGGCTGCTCACGGTTTAGGCGTATATATTCCTGATAACGCAATTATTACAAAGGTTTGGGTTGATGTAATTACTACTTTTACATCGGCTGGAGCTGATGCAGGAACAATCGCGCTTCACGCACAAGCAGCTGATGATATTGTAGCCGCTATTGCTATTTCTAACGCTTCAAACGTTTGGGATGCAGGACTACATGGTTCAAAGATTGGCTTCCCTGCTCTTGCTGATACTGCTACACAGACAGCGCTTGAAGTTGCCGCACTGTTTGCAACTACTTATCTTAAAACAACAGCTGAAAGAGAAATTACTGCAACGGTAGCAGTGCAAGCTCTAACAGCAGGAAAGGCAGCTATCTTTGTTGAGTACATTGTATCTGTTTAATCATTAAAATAATCAGACTATGAAAAAAACATTTGTAAAAGAACCATTTAAAGCTGGAGGCAGACTCTATAAATTTGGAGAGGAAGTTTCCTTTAGTGAAAAAACGACCGAAGATTTTCTATCCCTCGGACTTCTTTCCAGTGAGCCTATAGAGGAAGAGACTAAAAATGAAGAAGGGGACGAGGAAGTGTTGACCAAAGAAGATATCATCAAGATGACTGGCAGGCAATTAAAGAAAATGGTTGCTGACACTAAACTTGAGGGTATAGACTTAACTCTTACTGTTCCGTTAATTAAAAAAGCGGTGGTTGCAGCTTTGTTTAAGGAAGAGGAAGAGGACGAAGAAATTCTCTAACAAGAATATAAATAAACACCTGGCATCACTTCATTTGTGGTGCTTTGTGTTATAATTATATTATGTCATTCTATCCACGCACCAACTTCGCAAAGGGTAATCTGTCTGGAACACTTCCTGATATTTCTGCCACCTCTATTACTTTATCTGCTGGCAAGGGAACATTGTTCCCCGACCCTGATACTGATGGTAGCTTCCCAGCTGTACTATGGAACTGGACGGACTACCCAGATCCGAGTGATGACCCTAACGTGGAGATTGTGCTTGTTACAGATAAAATAACAGACACTTTTCAGATCACTCGGGCGCAAGAGGGAACAGCGGCATCGGCTCATAACACAAGCGGAAAAACCTACCGTATCGCCCTTGTCCCAACAGCGGCGGTTATTCAACAGCTCATAGATGCCACTATGACAGTAGAAACACCAATAGGGAGCGTTAACGGGGTTAATGTCACCTTTACTGTCACCGCCGAGCCGAAATGGATTGTCGCTGACGGGGTCGTTTTATTCGATGGTTTGGGGTATGTCTATTCAGCTCTTACTGTTACTATGGATATACCACCGAGTTATGGCATCAGGGCAATAATTTAATATATATGAAAAAATTACTACTTATATTTTTACTTGGGTTATTCATTCCTCTAACACTTTTGGCGGCTCCGACAAGCTGGAACTATTCTAGCGGGATTTTACAACCTTTCTCATCTCAAAGTTCTGCCGAGGTTAAGGTTCCGTATGTGACTGCTACTAGCACTACAGCGACTTCTACTTTCCCAAATCTATCCGTCACATCTTCTTTTAATTTTTTAGGAAATATTGTAACTAATGTATCTACTTGGTTCAATGGACTATTTGATACACAACTAGCTACTAAGGATACGGGAGATTTAACCGAGGGATCCAATCTTTATTACACAGACACACGCGCGCGGTCTTCTATTTCTGAAACTATAACAGGAATAGGTTACTCAACAGGCGTATTTTCACTTACTTCCGGCTATATTATTCCGCTCTCCGCTAGCACTACCAACTGGAACACCGCTTATGGCTGGGGAGATCACTCTCTAGCTGGATATTTGACAGGTATAGCTTGGGGTGACATCACGGGCACACTTTCTTCACAAACCGATTTACAAACT